TGTCATGGTTACCTACTATAAAGTGTGTATCATATTTCTTAAATTGACTTACTATCTTATTATTAAAATCAGTAAGTGTTTTAAAATTTACATACTTACGCCTATCTAATATATCACCTAAATGAATAATTGTTTTGATATCGTTTTGTTCTAAGTATGGAAAGAATTGCTCTTGCCAAAACTTATACATGTATTCATGGTAATTAGGGTTATCGTTACGACAGCCAAAGTGTGTATCGTTTACTAATGCTATTTTCATTTATTTAAATCCAAAACCTGGTGCTACAATTTGTTTACCAATAGATACAATCCATCTATGTTCTTTAATCTCTTTGTTACTTGAACAAGCAGTTAAAAACAATATTGATAGTATAATCAATAATCTCATTGCATAAAGTATTCTAACTTAGATACTTTTTTCTTCCTTGGTTTCTTTTCTTTGGGTTTATCTGGAGCAATCTCTACCATATTCTTTCTTAAAAAGTCAGCGTATGCGTTTTGATATTCCTGGTTATCTGTTTCTTGTGAAACTAACTCATCTAAACCAGACTTCATTATTAGTTTCTGTTTGATGATTGTTTGTTTCTTTTCTTTTTGTATTCTTCTTATAAATGCGTAGTATATTATTTGTGTAAAGTAAGCAAATGGATTATTTGATTTTGTTGGATCAAAGTTAGAAACATACTGTAAACAGTTTTCTATACCATCAGATATCATATCTTCTTTATATGTGTAATTAATAAAGTTTGGTCTATATGATAGGTGATTAGCAATCTTTAAAAAACATTCACCAATGTAATCAGTTATTGGTGGTCTAGGTTTCTTTTTCTTTTCTGCCTCTATACACTTTGCCTTGTACTCTTTCATGGCAACTAAAAATTCTTTATTAGAGACATAATGCTCTTTCTTTTTAGGAACCTTGATTGGTTGTGTAGTTTTCATATTATATTCCTTTTTAAAATATTACCATATTATATCACAATCTAGTAAAAAAGTCAAGCTGTTATACTAGATTTTGTGGTAATAAATTATTTTCATTTTTTTTGGTTTGAGCGCTTGACAATTTGGACAAAATGGTATATAATAGGCATGTGCCTCCTTCAGAGATAGATTACCTTAGAGTTACCTTAGTGTACTGTTTTCTTACCCATTAAGTAGTCTTGTGTCTCGTCATATTCAACATCACCTAATTGGTCTAACAATTTACCAAAAGCAGCGGCTCTGTGTTTTTTTACTTCTTCAGCAGATTGTCTTAATTTTCCAGTACGAATATTCATATAATACTCAGCAATATCATCTGTAGGAACTGCAAAACATAAAATATTACTTTTATGTATAGATATCACTTTATCTTTTGCCTTGAATAACCAAGGTTTAATTGTCATCTTTTCTTCCATCATATAGTCTCCCAATAAGTCATATGGGTGTAATTGTATAATGTAAGGTTCTTCTAATCTTATGAAATCTGATTTGTCTTGTACCATTACTATGGCAACAAGTTGCTCACCTGAATTTAACTTTACCATTCTAGGTGTTGGTATCTTCTTAATAGTCTCTTTAGGGTCAGTAGTCACTTTACTTCCTTTCTTTGGAGTTCTCATATCAAGTCCACCGTGTGTATATCATAATCAAACTGTTGTTCATTGTAAATATTTATCCTTTCCAAAAAGTGCTGGATTGTAAAGTTCTTCTTCTCTTTGTAAGTAAAATCGTCAGATATATCGTACACTTTAGCAGTATCTTTATTACCACCTAATCTTAAACCACGACCTATAGATTGTAAAACTCTTATAGGTGATTTAGTAGGGCTACTAAAAATAATGTTGTGTAAGTTACGAATATTGATACCAGTGCTATACGTCCCGTAAGAAGCGACAATAATCGTGTTGTCCAACTTTTCTGTGATTGCTCTAATTCTTTCTCTATCATTTGTTTCTGTTCCGCCGTAAACAAAAAATACTTTACGGTCTTTTGCTTTTGCCTTTATTTGCTCATGTAAAGGTTTTCCATGTTTTTCTACATACTGAAATAGAACTAGAGTATTACCTTTTTGGTCAATTGCCAGATTAGTTAAAAACTTATTTCTTCTTTCGTGTGTTACTATATAGTCAATCTCGTCTTGGAACTTAGCATTTTTTATTTGCATACATTCTTCTTTTGGATATTTTAAGACAATACATTCTATTTTTAAATCTGCTAATTGTTTCTTATCTATTAATTCTTTTGTAGTTGTAACATAGTGAACAGGTCCAAAGAGACCTTCTAATACTAACTTGTGTACTTTACTATCATCTAGCGTACCAGTTGTACCTATTCTAAACTTGGCATTAATGCAAGCTGCCATAATCTTTTGTAATTCTTTTGATTTATATAAGTGTGCTTCATCTCCTATCACACAATCAAACTGTTCAAAGTATTTCTTATCAAATGTTGCCAGAGATTGCCATGTAGATACAACTATCTTCTTATCTTCATCTATCTCATAACCATAATACTTTCTTTGTACATGTTTCTCAGCGTCAAATCCATAATCTATAAAGTCTTTATACATTTGTTCTACTAGTGATGTAGTTGGTACTACTAATAATATCTTTCCATCACTTTCTCTTATCATTCGTATAATACAATAGATGATTAGAGACTTACCACTAGCAGTTGGCGATACTAATACAGCACGCTTATTATTGATTGCATGTTGCACCGCTCCTATTTGATATTCTCTTGGTTTGATGTTAGGTATAGATAAACCATCAATATACTTGGAAAAAAGATTGGTAGGATGGTTCACACCAATGGTTTCTGGTGCTTCGTGTGTGATTGTATGTGCGTTCCGGCGACAAAATTCGTTTATATACGGTAGTAACCCATAGTAAATTTTACCAGTTGCTTTACTAAACATTCTTATTTTTCCGTCCCAACGTCTTGCTCTTACAGACGGCATGAAACTGGCACCTGGTACTTGAAATGTAAAAAAGTCAGATAAAGACTGTAACAGTCCTAAATCATCACTTGTACACTTAATATAGGATTCGTTAAACTTTGTTATTTTTAATTCGCTCATTTAATTCTGCATATGAGATATTAGTCATGTTTGGTATGTCTTTGAATTTATCAATAGGTTTACCTACATGTACATATTCATGTTGAGGATATTTCTTACATAATTTTTCAGTATGGTCTAACCAGTTCTTAGGTTTGATTGCACTTGCACTCTTGCCTACATAACCTTTTGTACCTTTGTATATGTTATTAACTTTTTCAGTCTCACTATAGTAATCATAACCTATTAGATATATCTTACTATCTTTGTCAGACGCCATCAAAGCAATCAAAGTACCTGCATTAGTCTTTTCATAGTAATACTTACCAAGACCTTGTACTTTATCTTTTTTCTTTGTCCATGTAATTAGATAACCTTCTTGGTCTTTAGATAGATATAGTTTTAAATCATCTTCATTCCAACCGTTCTTAATTCTTTCTTCTCTTAATTTTGCCATTAAGTCTCTATTGTTTGCCCAACAAACAAAAAACTTCTTCTTTTCGCCTTCCCATTCGTGTTCATCTAAATGAGTTAATTTAGGTTCTGCAATATCTTTACCTATAAACTTATCAACTGTTTCTTTTATAAACAACTTTTCATATACATTTGCTGGGTTCTTTGACCATTGTCTTAGATATGTGATGTTATCAAATGCATAACCACTACGATATATTTCATGGCATATATTATAATCCATTGCGAGTAATACATCAGGTGTAAAATCTCTATACAGTCCGTTAGCACCATATATCTTACCATGTGGTCTTAATGTTTCTAAATCAAAGTCTTTACGACTTTCGCCATTACCAATGCAAAAAATCATATTATATTCCGCCTTCCGTAAATCTTTTCCAATCTATTGCGTTCTTTATCTGAAAACCACGATTAGATATTTGTTTAAGTATATTCTCTAGGTAACTGTTTACTACATTTAAGTAATCTACCTTTTGTTTCTGTTTAATAATTTCTTCATCAGCGTCAATAAATGTACCCACATCTTGTCGTAATACCTTTAATTCAAAGTTATTATCTTTGTATGCTTCTGGGTCTGCTTTACCTAAGTAAAACAACCATTTGGTTTTGTATAGTTGTGAGTATTCACTTTTCGCTTTTGTTAACATAAGTGAGTATGTGGAAAAGTGTTTAAGATATTTAGCATGTAAGATTGGTGTTGCTAAACTTTCTCTATCTAGTTCAGTATCATCAATCTTTAAATCTTTTTCTGCTTGTGCTTGTAGTTCTTCTAAGTTCATAGTAAAATTGCTCCAATTATAAAACCTAAACTAAACATAATTTTATGTGGGTGGTCAATCCACAATACTTCTAGTTTAAATCTTAATTCATTTATAAAGTTCATTCTAAGTTTATATTGATATTTATGCGTAAATTTTCATCTGTTTGATTGGCACTACAATGCTTCATACGACCATCAAAAATAATCATTTGATTGGCAACTGATTTTACTTTTGTGCCATCTTCAAACATTGTATATCCGTTATTTGTATTTACAGAATATAATGCCACAAAATGTTTTTCATTCATGTCAACATGCATACCTGCTTCTATATGTTTTTCTTTTCTTGTATAACAGTTTATCTTTGCACGAATAAGATAATTAAAATCTAATCTACCTAAAATAGGTGATAGTATTTTATTGTAATGTTCACTTCTTACTTCATTCTGGTGAAATAACACATGATTAAAATAGTAATCAGATTGGTCAGTTGGTTCTGCCACATAGTTATTATAGAAATAAGGAAAGTTATTACCTAGTAAAGTTGATTGAATATCATTTACTATGTCTTGGTCGTTTATAAAGTTATCAATAATTTTCATACTTACATTATATCACATTTATGCCAATTTGGCAAATTTTTAATTAAAATGGTGTAGAATACTCGTGGTACTTATAACCAAATGTTACCTGTGCCGTAATATATTCAACATCTGTATTGTTTTGATTATATTCTATTGCACTTAAAGCTTTAGGATAACAATCTCTAAATGATATCTCTACTTTAGGTATGTTTCTATTTGTTAAGTGTACTAGTTTTGCGTCTGAGTATATTGCACCATCAGGTGTTGCTAAACCAGATTTACCTGGTTCACTTTGTATACCTCTTGTTTGAGAGTTTGGCATTCTATCTTGTCCTTCTGCTAATAGTGCTTGAAATTTCTCATCACTATCAACTTGTGCTAAAGCTGCCATCCACTCATGTACTTTTCTATAGTTTTGTAATTCTTCATCAACTAAGAAAGTAATTGTTAAATCACTAAACGTCATATCATTACCTGGTATTTTCAGTTGTTGTAAACGAGTAGGTTGATTTAATTCTGACAATGATACATCTGGTATTTGAGCTGCTACTGTGTTAAACTCTACAAGTGGTAATTTTACCATCTGAAATTTAAACTTAGTAGGATCAGCGTAATCTAAACCTGTACCACTTGGTTGTTTAGTAGTTATTGTACTATCTGTCATATTACTATTTAGTCTAACCCCTAACGCCTATTTCTGGTTTAGGTAGTGGTACTATGATAGTTGTTGTATCATCTACCTCTTCCCACGCTTTATCGTCTGATAATTTCTTTAATTCTTTTTCTGTATCTGTTAATACTTTTTCTTTTTCTCTTATCTCTTCCATTTTTTCTTCTAAAGGCAAAGGATCCTTAGATGTAGGTATCATCATTGCAACCGCTAATATAATAAGCGATATGATTGTTATCCAGAGATATTGTACGAGTATTTTCATATGTTTATTTATTCCAAAAAAAAAGAGGGGAAAATTAATTCCCCTCTCTTTAATAATTTACAGTCAAACTGTTTATTACATTAGGTTAGAAACTTTAACCATTCTGTAGTAAATGTTTGATTGGTCAGTACCT